ATCTAAAATAAAATGCCGGTTCTAGGTTTTTCTCCTAAGGTCGGTTGCCACCTTTGTCTTCTTCTGCTTCACTTTCTTCGCCAATTCCAAGGCAAGTACAATGGGAGTCTGCGGCCATCCCATCGAAAAGTCATCTCCTACAGCGTACCAATACTCATTTGACATCGAGTAAGCCACTGGATTCACCGGAGCATAGTCAAACGCCACTTGTGGTGGGTCTACTAGCTCGCCCCTATTGTAATAGGCTTGGCAAATCATGTTCTCATTGTTGTAAAAAGGCACTTCCACCTCCATTACATTCGATCCTGTTCCTATGTTGTGCATAGCCATTCCATTGTTCTCCGCATAGATCAATATTTCTTCATAGTTGAGATTCGTCGCCACGATATTCAACGTTGGCTCTGTGCACGTTCGCACCACATTCTTAATCCTCAAGCTTCCTCTATGAAACCAAAAAGTCTTGAGCGCAAGATAGAATGTGTGTGTATTGTAATCCGGAAAATTCCACGGAGTTACAATGTGTGGGTTCTCTGTTACAGCTAACTCCACAGCCGTGTATCTCTTGAGGTATTGTGACCACCTCGTAATTCTCTCTCCATTGATTATGCCTCCAGCAATTCTTGCATTTGCTTTTATGATTGGGGCAAAATCATTTTCAAACGCTGCTCTCATATCGCAGTCAGTCGTTTTCGTTCCCATTTCGCTTTTCATGCTTGAAAAGTCATCTTCTGGCTTTGATCCATCTGTAACATCCGTGTATGCTACGTTAAAGGTCGATGGTCTCGCTACTTCAAAGTCAGATCCTCCTGCTACCCACACGGAATAGTACACCTTCACTGTTCCTGTATTCACTGAGGTCTGCAGTGGGTTGATCACCTGGACAAAGAACTGTCCATTATGATACAACCAATTCTCTATCGGCACTGCATTTGCTGATTGAAGATCTCCGGTGAGTATCATTGGATACTCCCTAAGGTACGGAATCTTCATCGTCACTCTCGTTCTTCCTTTTATGTCCACGACCATGGATATTGTGTCTCCTTCCACGTCGTTCGTTATTGCTGATGCAAATGTTGGATCTGGTATCCATGTCACTCGCACTCTACAGCTTGTAAATGAGCTAGCAAAGAAGTCAATCAAATAGTCTATTGATCCTCTCCACCACATAAAATTCGATGCCAAATTTGCCAAGTGAGTTCTATAGTAATACTCTCTTGTTGGCATCACTCCTATCGGTTCGTTGAAGCATATCATCGGGGATACTCCAAACGAAAATATCTTCGTCCCTTTCGTCACTGATGTACCAAACTCCCCCAAAAGTATTAGCCCTGGACATCTCACGTAATTCGCAAATAGATCGTAGTCTTTCTTTTGAGCAAAGAGCTTCCAATCCACTGCCACACTATTCTCTGGATCTGCGGCTAACTTCTCGCATGCATCCAGTCCACTCATAAGTGTGAATCCACTATTCGTCCTCCTGTTCACCATCTGTGGTGCCATAACGCTTGTCGGCTTTGACATCAGCGTATGCGCCAGCAGACTTCCTATGTCGAAAAACAACCCAAGACCTCTCTTCATCACTGGTGAGAAGAGTATCTTCTGTATCCATGTCTTGGTTGTTATCTTCTTTTCACTTCCTCTTGAAATCACCTGCTTTTCTGATTTCTCTTTTGCTTCCACATTGACTCCACTTTCACTCTTCATCATAGTGAAATCATCCTGATCGAAATTCTTGAAACTGATCGTTTGCCTCAAGCCAAATCCTGCTAATTCTGCGCCTTCAAATGATGCGTACACCGATACTGTTATCGATGGTGTACTCGTTGACCCCTGTAATGACAGCGGGTGCATCACAAAGACGTAGAACGCGCCGAAAAAGCCCATTGCATCCCCATCAGTCGCATCCTTCATGTTCCAGTAGTCTCTTGGCCCAACATATGGGATCAAGAAATCTACCACTCCTCCTGCATCTGGTGTCAGTATTACATTCGTTCCATTTGACGCTGTGTAAATATTCTGCACCGGATTCTGTGTATTCGTCGGTCCTCTGAAATGTGGTGACCACCATATGAGCAAGGCTCCGTAGTAATTCTCTGTTGCATTTACTCTGAACGAAACCCTCACTGGTGATCGCATGTACTGAAACGCATTCAGTCTCGCCTTCACATTGAGTATATCTGTTAACAATTTTGGAAACGTTCCTTTGATCAAAAACGTGCCTCTCGCTGAAGAGCCACTCCACTCAAAATCTGTCACTGGATAAGGTCTACTCAATAACTTTCCTACTCCTTGATCATCGTATGGATCTGTGCCATCATGCACACTCGAAACATCCGATACGCTTTCTACTGCCTCCTGAGGGGGAACAGTGTTATCAATGAACGCAGTTAATGCCTGCACCGTCTTTGGTGCTGTTGTTGTATCTAGCATCACTGATTCTTTGATCTCACCACTCTCACTCTTCATGCCAGTAAAATCCTCATTTATTTCTCCATATCTTCTCTTTGCTTTCTTCTCTGGTGGTACACTCATGTATTCTAACATCCTCTTCGTGTAAGAGTACACCACTGGATCTATTCCTTCCTCGTTCAATGCCACATTCACACTCTTCTTGTAATGTTCAAAGAACTTCTCTCCTAGGTGAAACGCTTCGTAAACACCTCCTCTTGTTTTCTCCCATGTTGCCACCGCTCTACTTCTTCCCGCAAGCGTGACCCAATTCGTGAATTCCCACACCTCTGCTTCTCTCAATGGTGCAAAAACCCATGTTCCATCCACTCTAAACTTTCTCTTCAAGAATTCCACTTCTTCTATCTTGTAATGGTCTGGCATTGTTCCACTCTTCGTGAAATCTGTGTATTTCATACCAAACATCGCATATACTTGTGCCATCCTCGGCATCGTCAAGTATTCTGCTTCTGGTGTCACTCCTGTCACTCCATCATCTCCAAACGTGGCATGATCCAATTCATCCATCACTTGCTCTTCCACTTTGTCTCCTATCTCTAGTTCTTCGTACCAATAGAGCGCACCAAAATTTTCACAAAACTCTACTGCAAATCCATTGAAGTCGGTGGTTCCAAACCATCCCGACGGATTTCCTCCTTCCACTTGGTACACTGTGTTGATTGCAATGTGCGTTGCCACAACTGCATCATCAATCAACCCTGCTCTAATTCTCTCATCTTCTTTTGTGACTTCCTCTACACTGAACTTATCATACCATGCATGAATGTACCTCTTGTACATCTCAGCAAGTATGATCGGTAGTGAAGCATCACATGTTTCCAAATCTCCTGCTAAGAAACTCTTACATCTCGTTGTTAAATAGATGTAAAGATCCTTCCAGTCCTGTGCACTATGAGGGTTTATTCCCATCTTGCAACTTCCTTTCCTGTGATTCACCATCTGATGTTCCAAATATGCTCCCAAGTACCTTTTGCATCCCAAAAGATGTTCAAAAGGCGCTCCACTAAACAACCTTGTCTTTCCAATTCTCACTTTCTCTAATGATCTGAGCTCATCCTTCAAACAGTCCATCATGATCATGGGTTTTCTCGGCCCATTGTGTACATACCCATCTATCATCTCTTGGTAAGCAGCCTTCAACTGCTCACTGGCATGTATCACCTGATCCGATGACCCTTTTCTCTCTATCCACACAAGAAACGCCTTTCCTTTCGTTCCTGTTGGTTTCATCAGCACCCATGCATTTGGTCCATACCCTGGTGAGGTATTCACCTCCACTGGTTTGCTGTATTCTGCTCCTTTCAGTCCATTCAATCCTTCTTCTTCTGTCCACACTCTAGCTTCCACTGTGCAAGTTTGTTTATCTACCATGTACTTCAATACTGATTCAAATCTTGCATCGTAGAAAGTATTGCGTGGGCGATCAAATTTCTTCAATGCTATATTCATTGGACTTTTCTTCTCTCCTGTCTCTTCGTCTGTAAATGGTCTAAGTCTTGCTGGTGCTTTTTGTGAAACCACCACTTTATCCTGTATCGAACTCTCGACCAATTCACTCCTGCTCGGTTGTCTCGATGCTCTCATCGTTCCAAGCAACTTCACCGTCTCTGGAAGTGCAACTACTGGTATTTCATTTGTAGTATGCATCTCCGATTTCATCTCATCAAACTCTCCTGTCAGCACTTTCTCTATGCTCTCCTGTGTCATTATGATCCCTGCTCCTTTCTTCGAATCTCCACTCACATGTGGTCCCACAATCTTGCGTGGTATCTTGTCATTATACAAAATGTACAAGCCTCCGCAATTTCCTCTCTCTGAAACCAATGTCACCACTATCCCATCTGCGTTCTTCACATACGTATCTTTCGTTTCTCGTATGTGATAACTCAATGAGCCCGTATAATGGCCTTTCGTTCCTTGTTTCACCATCGGCGCTATCTTGTCCCACAAAAATAGACCTGTCACCTCTCCTGGCGACATTTCCAAATCTGCTTCCTTAACAAACAAGTGTACTATATTCTTGAACTCTGGTACTTTCTTGTTTTTGATCTTCAATATGCAGATATCTGTCTCCGTATGAAACTCTTCGTAATCATCTGGTGCCAGTTCAAACTTCCCCTTGATCGTATCTATCCTCAATTTTGAATCTGGCATCATTGCATGCTTCATCATGTGGCTCACAGTCATCACTGTTCTACCACACAAAAACACGCCCTTCACTGATCCTGTCTCTCCATCCTTGGTGTCGCAACTAACTGTGCAACAATTGTTCATCAACACATTGTTCACTATGTTCTTCGTCGCATCATCACCATCCTGTGATTCCATTCTTCCTTTCGTCCACGTCGCTCTCTTGGGTTTGATCTTCTCTCTCTTTCCTTCTTTCACTCCTGACTTGTCCTGCTTATAGTCACTGAGCGCCTCTGATTCCAACTCATCCTCATCATCCTTGCTTGCTGCCTTCGCAATTGCCAATCCAATAGCAAGTGATGCGCCTAAAACGCCTACCACTCCTATTGCAACTGCAATAACTTCTTTCTTATTCTTCTGCATTGTCTCTTTTGCCTTGAGCATGAATCCCTTTAGAGATAATCTTGACTCCTCAAGCTTCACCCTTGCATTCTCTATCAACTTCTTCTCTCCTTCTGCCAACAAAGGATTTGGACAGCCATCTGTCTTTCTCATAGCTGCATTCAATTCCTTGTCCAAAGCAATATTCTCTTTCAACACTCTGAGTCTCTCTTTCTCCATAGCCAATTTGGCTTCATCCTCAACTTTCTTGTCGAATTTCCTAATGCTTTCCCTCAATTCTTCCTTCGCTTCTATTCTTTCTCTCTCTGCCATTGTCACAATGCTTTCCCCATTGATTTTCTCTGACAACGGATCTGCAGATGTTTTCATCATCTCAGATACCATCCTTCTATCCACATTCCTAAAAACACCTGTTTCTCTCAATTTGTCTCTCTTTTCTTTTTCTGCCGTTGTCAAGAACTTCTCATCCTGTAACAACACCAATCTCTCTGTAAGACTGGCTCCTGCCTTCTGTTTCTTCTGTATTTCTTCAACCACCAAAGGCAAAAACTCATCGTACGTCATCCAATCGCTTATGGGTGCATCTGTAATCACATGATGCAATCTCAATCTCCACAACGATGGATCCAATCCATCTACTATCATGCACGGTTGTCCTGTCTTTGTTTCTGTTTTGTTCTCTTTCAACACTGCAACCTGCACTACTATCGTTCTTCGCCTCTTCAATGCCGTCAAATCTGCCAACTGCAAACCCAACGAATCCCAAGTACCAACATTCGATGTTGATACCAAAACTTGGGATTTAAAGAACCTGTTTCCTTTCAATTCAGCACTCGCCATATTCAGCCCAAATGCTGCATTATTGACCATCCTTATGAACTCCAATGCATCTTCTGTCATCGCAACTTGTTCATTGTGCTGGAACAAATCATCATAAAAGACTGCAAATTGTCCCCAATATCCTTCCCAATATTCTGATCCTATCACACGCGAATGTATTGAATTGAAATCATATCGCTTTCCAATCAAATTCATCGCATGCGCCAACATAACTTCTCCAAATGTTGACTTGCCAGTATGTCTCAATCCAAAAATATGTATCCAAACTGGCTCTGTCCTTCCTGTGTTCGCTCTCAGTGCAATATGTGCCACTGCAAGCAACGGTTTCATTGAATTGTATGCATTGAAAAATGTAACAAACTTTCCCTTTATGTCCATTCCTATCAATACATTCGCCAATTCATTGCCCGTTGCCATCAGTGCAATTATTCTCTGTGCTCTATCTGCGTCTATTGGAACCTCTACTGTATAGTCTGTGCCCAACTGTTCTGCCACCTCCTTGTGCCATTGTTTCACTTGTTCAATTATGATCTTGAACTCTCCATCCAACCATGGCTCTCCTGTAAGCTTCTCATAAAGAAACTCCATCCCCATGTTCAATCCTTTGTAAAGGAATTGAATCATGGATGAAGAATCCTTAATGAGTCCCAAATATGATCTAAAATTCTTTATTCTTTGTTGATCCAATTTCTTGATTTCCACATTAGTTGCTCCAAACATGTGTTTGACCACACCCAACATGGGCAAAAAGATGCCTTCCACCTCTTTGTCACTCATTTCTTTTCCTGCTTCACTAACAAATCCCTGTCGTATTGATGACTCTGCCCGTTCCTTCATCATCATAACCAAAGAGATTATGCCAGTAATACTTGCTGTTCCAAGCCCTATCGCTAGAGCCCAAGACCCAAGTAATGCAATCCTCACTTTTGTATCCTTACATCTTGCAATGCTCCAACAGATCAGTACAAATGAAAGTAGTATTTCTACCGCTCTCATCATAACTGGTGCCATTGAACCTGCCTCAAAAACATTCCCAATGTTTTTCTTGAACACATCCATCGACTCTTGTATCTTCTCAAACACTGCCGTCGCTCTGTCCGCTGTCGCCTGTGTTGCTTTCCCCAACACAACTTTCACCTTCATATGCTTCAAAGCATTGACTCCTTCCTCAATGCCTTCTTTCAATTTGTCCGAAATGTCCACTTCTACTGGAACATTGTTCTTGAGATCTACATCCACATGCATCTTCTCTAAAACTTTGCCCAATTTATCCACTTTGAACATCTCTGACATGAAACCTCCCATTCCATCAAAAGACTGAAAAGCCTCATCCCAATTCTTTGTCGTATTTTTCTCTGATTTATTCACAGCGTTCAAGACCAACATCATAAAACTATCTCGCAATTCTTGATATCTCTTGTAATTCGCTGTGGTCGCCATTTGTTCTCCAAATCGCACAACTTCAATAATCGAAGCAATCATTGTAATTTCTACAAATTGATTCTTCGAAACATCATCTGTGCCATATCCTACCACACGGAACCAATCCCACATGACCGTTCCAAGATCCTCTGCAAGGATCTTTTGTACTTCCTTGTTTGTATCTCCCATCATGAAATTCTGGATTCCTTCATTCATCACCTTGTCAATTCTTGTTCTAAACAACGGTGTAAATTCTGAAATTCGTGCATCCATTCTTGCTGCTGCTTTTGCCTTCCGTCTCTGTGTCTTGCCTTCTTCTCTTCCAACTGTTGTATCAATAGAATGATTCGCCTCTTTCAGCGACATCTTCTTCTTGACCATTTCACTTTCCATTTCTCCTTTTGGAACATGTCTCTCCATTGCATCAAGTAGAGCTTTTCTCTCTACTATCAAATTCTGTTCTGCCATCTTTTTCTTGCAAAGTTTGACCATCTTCCATGCAGAAGATAATTCTGCTTCTTTCTTTGTAAAGAAAACATCTCCTGCCGTTTGTGCTCTCCAAAATTTACACGATGATTGAAACTTTTCAATCAATCCATCGCGATGGCAAATTGTATTATATTCTGCCATTTTCATTCCTGTCTTTTGTGAAACTTCGTTCAAAACATTCTTCCAATATTTTCCAACTGTTTTCACTTCTTCCACTTTTCGAATCTTCATATTCATAGCTGCTTTCTCAAGTTCCTCTTGATGTTCTGGTATTGCCATCATTCGCTTCTTTACATTTGCAAGCATGCCAATTTTCATTTCTTTCGATCTCATTGCACACATCTTGTGCAAAGAAAACATCTGTCTTGCCTCTTCTTTTGCTGTATTCAGTGCAACCATAAGGGTTGCAATTGTCTTTTCTGCTTCTTTGACTTGCGTCATGTAATCCATCATCTCTGAATACGATTTTGCTGCTTTGTCCACTTCCGTTTTGTATGCTTTTGCCTCTTCTTTAGTCAAGTATGACTCCTGTATAGGCGTAAATGCATCAATATTGATTGGTTGTTCAATTCTCTCCATCGTAAATAATTTTCTCACAACAAATTTTGCTCCTTGAGCTGAAATATGGTAAATACTAATCTCAAAAGATTAGTTTGTCACCATGGTTGTAAGTAGGGGAGCCGTAGCCCGGTGTGCAATTAACGTATGCACTCGCCAAATTTGTTTACCACTATGTATGTGGTGCCAGTGATGTTACAACTAAATGTAACCCCAGACTGGTCATCGGGGATCCGCATCTTAACCTCCTAATAGATCTAACCGCTCTCACGTAATGTTAACCCATTCCTCAAAAGTACTTCAAAATGTATGACGCTTACCAGCGCTCCATAAGGTTTCCCAACATACACTCATCCATAAATCCAAAGAACAGCACTACTGGTGCCATCCGATCTCCTCGGTACCGATGCTGAGTATCGTAATACCCGCTATTGTAAATAGTAACTACTTTATGATCCACATCAATCGCATTCCTGCTTTCCGTAATTAGTATAACAATGCTAGCAATGTCCATAATCAACATATCCTAGCCCTTTTTGTATTTTATTTATTTATTGTTTTTGCTTATTTCTTGTTTGTCCAATCCATCTTTATATACATATTACTTGTTCTTGTGTTTAAGTAAATATTAAAATTGTAAAAACTGAGTCAGTACATCCACATATACAATGAATCTTCTCGAAACTAAACGTCCTCAGACGCTTCAAGTTCGATACGATTCAATACATGTTTCATATACATAACCTGAAAACAATCTAAAATTAAAGATACAAAATACAGCTTTCGCCATATAATATACCCC